TAAAAATATGAGTAAATCTAATGCAGAAAGAGAAAGATACAGAAGCGAAAAGGCAAAGCGTGAAAGGGAGTTACAGGAAAAAAGTGATAAGTGGTTAAGGCAAGATATATATAAAGGTTATCTAAGGAGGAAGAATGACTATTGAAGAAATGAAAGACAGATTAGTTGAAGACCAAATAGCTTATATAAGAGATTTAGTTTTTCAGGATAGACATGAAGAGTTGCTTGGTTTTGTCTATGAAAACATCTTTAATAATTTTAAAGATATGAATGATGACGATATCGTATGTTTTTTTAAGGAGGCTAATGATGAGTTGTGAACGCAATACTATATTTGAAGAAAACTGTTATGATGAGATTGTAAAGTGGTTAAGGGCAGAGTCAACAGTAGAGGAGGATTCAGAACTTGAACGACAGATAATAGATAACTATATAGCTTTAAGATATGAAGGACACCCACCAAGTATAGCTAGATCAATAGGAGATATAAAATGCTAGAATTTACTACACACAATGATACGTATATAGATACAACTGGAACACATCTTCAGGGACATTTAACTAATGTAACTTATGAAAGATTAACTGAAGTATTTGGTGAGCCACATGACTATGGAGATCCTAATAAATGCGATGCAAATTGGGATATTTTATTTGCAGATGGAAATATAGGAACTATTTATAATTGGAAGAATGGTAAAAATTATTGTGGTAATTATGGATTAGATGTTCAAGATATACTCAACTGGAATATAGGTGGACATAAAAGTATTGTAGCTAAAAGAATAGGAGAAATATTATAAGGTATGTAACTATTCACATATTAAGGAGGATTTAAAGTGAACACTAACTCTAAAGAGAAAAGGAGAAACTATGTAGCTAAGTATTTGAAAAGATTTAATAAAAGTTGTGTCTTTATTGACAAAAAAAGACAAGCTAAAAAGACAGGATTATACAGTAAATCAGATACTCATTATAGAGATGGAGATAATACATGAAGTGTACTTATTGTAGTAAACCTGCTGTAGTAAAAGAAAATTTAATTTTGACTTGTGCTATGTGTTGGACGCGGCACAAATATGTATTTTTTAAACGAGAACTAAACAGAAGTAATCAACATAAAGGAGCAATAAATAGTGTTTACTCAAGTAAATGTAGAGATTGATGTAGATGAAATAAAGCAGGAGATAATAGACAATATTGATTTAGACTCTGAAGTTCAACAAGCTATTGAAGATGCAGTTTATTCTTTTGATTTTGATAGTCTAATAACAGATAAGATAGATGAAGTTATAGATAACTTAGATTTAAATAAAATTATTGTAGAAACTTTAAAGGAGAAGTTAGGATGATAAATACTCAAAGCAAAGAAGCTCACATGTTGTTTGGAAAAAACCATAGAGCCATTATGAAACTACGTAATAAAGGCTATGGTGACGCAGGGTTTGATATTAGAACTGTGCCTTTATATTATAATGCTGATAAGGAATACAATTTGCAAAGATCTAAGAAGTATGCCACCTATAGGACTGATACTAGTGAAGAGTTAGGTGTTCATGGTGAAAGATATCGTGCAGTACAACCATCTAAGATGATAGATACTTGTAGGAATATCCTTGAACGATCTGATCTTAATCTTGATGGGATTACTGAAGATATACGAACTTCACATAATGGGTCTAGAACATTTGTAAGGTATACTTTGCCTGAAGTATCTTATGATACAGGGGATGGCGATACAGCATCATTAGGTCTTTTAGGTATAACTTCTTTTGATAGCACTTGGTCTTTTATGATATCTGCTGCTGCTATTCAACAAGCCTGTCTTAATCTTCAAGTGTTTACTTCTGGAGATGTTGCTATTTATAAATCCAGACACACTAAAGGTATTAACTTAGAAGCAGGGGCAAGGATTATAACTACTGCTTTAAATATATTTGAAAATGAAAGAGAAAGGTGGTTGGACTGGCAACAACAGAAAATTAGATATGAAGATATTATTTCTTACTTTGCAAACGCCATTAATTATAAGCCTTTGATGAGTGAATTTTATTCACATAAAAAACATGATGAGATAAATGAATTAATATCTAAAAGTAAAGATATGACGTATATTGTTGATAAATTTAGAACTATCTATAAGCCTAAATTTGGAGATACTATGTGGGCTGTATATAACTCTCTTACTGATTGGGCTACTCATGCACCTGCTAAAAAGAATATAGCGTCAGTGAACTTTAGTAGGCAGGAAAGAGTACGTACTTATTTTAATAGGATAGCAGCATGACATTTAAAGTATTCGGATTATATTTAACATTTAATTCTAGAAATGGGGTAGGACTTGATCTTGAGTCCTGCTCCTCTAGACCTGTATGGGTAGAAAGTTTAAACTGCTTTGCACTACTTAATGGTGTAGTAGTTTTACTACCTTTCTTAATAATAACTTATGGACAAATTAACATACCAACTAAAGGAGATTTTATTTTATGAACCAAGAACCTTCATTCTTCCAACTATATGTAGACCCTCATCCTTACCGCGATACTAAGGCTCACTTAATTAAGTATGGGAAAAATGTAGCTGCGGTAGCCATGAAGGTTTGTAAGAGTAAAGGTTATAAATTATCTGATTTATGCAATAAATATGAAGTTAAAGATCACGAAGTAATTCAATTTATTATTGAGTCAACGGAATATGACACTGTACAAGCCAGTTCAAATAGAAGTGTTTGGTCAGATGTTGCGATTCCTTAAATTAATTTGTAAACCACTTTTAATTGTTGTACGTATATGGTCATTAAGTTTAGGAGAGAAAGCTTCTGAAAATAGAATTGAAGCAGTTGGAGTTACACTTCTTAGAACTATATTTGCTATTATAAATCTAGGAACTTGTATCTTTATAACTTTAAATATTATATTTTCATGGGGTTACTTCTCTTAATACTACCACTTAATACTGTTTTAACTTAAAACTTAATAGGAGAAAAAGTATGCCAGTTATAGAAGGACAAGCATATTACGCTAATATAACTACACCTAATACTAAATATACACCAGTGTATTCAGTCAATCTTGTTGTTGCAGATGAAGTTGCCGCAGACTTTAAAAAGCGTGGCTTCTCAACTAAAGAAGTTGATGGGCAACAGTCTTTGGTTATCAAAAGGAAAGTAAAGAGGGCTGATGGTGGTATTAATTCTACTCCCAGACTTTTAGATAAGAACAAAAACCCAGTAGATACTACTGTTGGTAATGGTTCAGAAGTAAAAGTTCAATATAAAGAATGGGAAACAACTAATAGCTATGGAACATTTAAAGGTTTAGATCTTCAAGCTATGCAGATTATTAATCTGGTAGAATCAAACAGTATTCCAGATGGAGCAGAGTTAATGGCTGAAGATGAAGAGATAGGAGATTTATTCTAATGTCAACTTTGTTTAAAAAAGATGGTAAAACTTACGATGTTACTAATTTAGATCCTAAAGCTCAAAATATTTTTACTGTATTAGTACAAGCTAAAAATAATTTAGATGCCATGCAGATCCAATTAGCTATAGCTGAAGCTGCTGTTGTTAAATTATCAGATAGTTTAAGTGAGTATCTTGTAGATGAAGCTATAGTAGAGGATGATTCAATAGGAAATAAATAGATGGCTTTTGTAAAATATCATCTACCTTGCAAAGAGTGTGGCAGCAGCGATGCTGTTTCACTCAATGCAGATGGTAGTGCTTATTGTTTTAGTTGTGGTACTCTTATTAATAATTATTTAGATGATGAGGTATCTACAACAAGAAGGAATAAAAAGATGCAAGATTCAGATTTAAATAGTGGAGCTTCTTTTAATACCCTTACTGATAGAAAGATAAGTCTTAATACTGCAAAGTTCTACGGTGTTAAGTCAACCAAAGATGCTAATGAAAATATTTTAAAGCATTACTACCCATACTATAACTCGCATGAGTTATCAGCCACAAAAGTCAGAGGACCAAATAAACTTTTTAGTTGGAAAGGTAATTCCAAAGGTACTGGTTTATTCGGAGAAAATCTATTTAGTAGTGATAACGGACACACCATAACCATAACTGAAGGTGAATGCGACGCTATGGCTGCCTATGAAATGATGGGCAGTAAGTGGGCTTCTGTATCTATTAAATCAGCGTCTACTGCTGTTAGTTGTATTAAGAATAGTCTTGAGTTTTTAGAGTCTTATAAAACTATAGTTCTTTGTTTTGATAATGATAAGGCAGGTAAATTAGCCACTAAAGAAGTAGCTAAAATACTTAGTCCAGGAAAAGTAAAGATAGTACAACTACCCGTTGATATTAAAGATGCCAATGATTGTTTACGCCAAGGTAGAACTGCGGCATTTATGAAGAGTTGGTGGGACGCTAAAGTATATAAGCCTGAAGGTGTAATTAATATATCGGAAAAACTACAAGACTATACTGACCATAGAAAAAATAGAGTACCTTCCATTCCTTACCCTTGGAAGGGTCTTAATTTTAAATTAGAAGGTATGAGATTAAGGGAGTTAGTTACGCTCACTGGAGGCACAGGACTAGGAAAGTCTAGTGTTACTAGAGAGTTAGAACACTGGCTTATAAATCATACAGATGACAATGTAGGAATAGTTGCTTTAGAGGAGAGTTGGACTAGAACCGCTGAAGGTGTTATGTCTATTGAGGCAAATGCAAAGTTACATCTTGATAGCGTTAAACAAAACTACACTGATAAACAACTAGAAGATATATTTGAAAAGGTATTTATGAAGGAGAACGAAGATAGAGTTTGGATCTATGCTAATCATGGCGTTAATAACTTAGATGATATCTTTAATAAGTTAAAGTATTTGATTGTAGGTTTAGATTGTAAATGGATTATATTAGATCACTTACACATGCTAGTCTTATCTACACTAGAATCTGATGAACGCAAAGCTATTGATGGTATCATGCACCGCCTTAGAAGTTTAGTAGAGGAGACAGGCTGCGGTATGATATTAGTATCTCATTTACGCAGAGTTGACGGTAACAGAGGTCATGAGAATGGTATTGAGACAGGGCTTAGTCACCTCAGAGGTAGTCAAAGTATTGCTCAGTTATCAGACTGTGTGATCTCTCTTGAAAGAAATCAACAGGCAGATGATCCTTTAGAAGCATCTACTACCAAGATCAGAGTTTTAAAATCTAGGTATACAGGAGATGTAGGTATAGCTACTAGACTATATTATTGTTCTGAAACTGGCAGACTTAAAGAATTAGATCATCAGGAAGAAGAGTTACTACTATGAATTTAGTATTTGATATAGAAGCAGATGGACTAAATCCCAACCAAATATTTTGTATTGTTGCCATAGATGTAGATACTTTACAAATATACAAGTACGATATTGATCACATTAAAGAAGGAATACTTTTCCTATCTAAAGCTTCCAAGCTAATAGGACACAATATTATTGGTTATGATATTCCAGTTATAAATAGACTCTGGAATAACTATGATCCTTTTAGTACA